TCCATGATCCGGCTCGCGGTCGAAGGCTCGGCGTCGCTCGCGAAGTTGCGCGAGGAGGCGCGACTGCTCGGGATCGTGCTGTCAAAAGAGGACATCGATGCAGCCGAAGCGTTCGGGGACAACCTTGACCGGATGAAACTCTCGCTCGTCGGCGTCGCGAATTCGATCATCCGCCGTTTCGTGCCCGACATGGACAAGGGCGCGAAGGGCATCACCGAATGGATCGTTGCGAACCGTGAGTTGATCGCGACCAAGGTCGAGGCCGCGCTTCGTAAGGTCGGCGAGTACTTGACGAAAATCGGCGACTGGTTCGTGGCGCACGAGAACGAAATCCGCCGCGTGTTCGTGGACGGCTTCGACCTCGCCGCCCGCGCCGTCACGACGATCGGAGAGAACATCGACCTCGTGATCGCGGCCGTCAAGACGCTCGCGATCACATGGGTCGCGGGCAAACTCGTCGGCGGGTTCACCTCGGCAATCGAAGCGGCCGAAAAGCTGAAGCGGATCTGGCAGGGGATGCCCGGCTTCGGCACGCCCGGGGCGCCCACGTCGAACGCCCCAATCCCCGTCCCGGGCGGCGGCCCGCCCGCGCCGACCGGCAAGTGGCAGGGCTTCGGGAACCTCATTCGTGTGCTACCGGCCGCAGGCGCAGGGCTCGCAATCTCGCAGGAGTTGGCGCCCCAACTTCGTCGCATGGCCGAGGAACGGTTCGGCGCGGGCAAGCAGTGGGCCGTGACCGACGCCATCCTCGGCGACAAGGCGATTCTCGGCGGGATCGACCGCCTCCGCGCCATCGCCGAGCACGGGACGCGCGTCGAAACCGTGGTTACGTTCAACAATGCGCCGCCGGGCATGGTCGTTGACAGCGTGACGACCAACGGAGCCCCGGCAGCAGCGCAGGTCAACGTCAACCGCGGAGACTCCCGCATGGCAACAGGTGCGCCATGAAGCCGACCGACCTGCGCGAAGGCTCGTTCCACGGCGTCCGGTTCCGCGGCCGGGGCATCGGCGGCGCGTCCGGTCAGCGGTGGCAGGTCAACGAGTACCCCGGCCGCGACGACGTGACCGCAGACGCACTCGGCAACGCCCCGAACACCTACCAGATCGAGGCCGTGTTCACGGGCGAGTCGTGGCTCGCGGACTATTCCGCGCTGCTCGCCGCTTGCATGTCCGCGAAGCCGGGCGAGTTCCGGCACCCGGAGGGGTGGCGGTGTCTCGCGGTCCCGACCGAGCCGCCGTCGTACACCGTCGTCGCGGTCGGCGAGGCGGTCGTCAACCTGACGCTGACCGAGGTCGGCGAGGCGCCCGCGCTGACGTCCACGCCCGACCCCGTGTCGTCGGTCGGATCCGCCGTCGAGGAGCTCCTCGGCGCGGTCGCGGACGCCTTCGACGACGCGTGGTCCGCGGCCGACGAGGTCGCGTCCGTGGTCGAGGACGCCGCCGACAAGGCGACCGAGGCGACCGAGTCCGTGACCGCCCTCGTGGAGCGGCTCGGTCCGTCCGATCAGGTCGGCGACACGCTCGCGGCGCTGCACGAACTGGACGCGACGATCACCGCGCTGATCCGCTCGCCCGCGAACCTGCGCGCGAAGTGGGACGCCGTGTTCGCGTCCTTGACCGACTTCGACACCCTGCGCGCCCTCGCGGACCTGTTCGGCGGGTCGGCCGCGACCTCGGCCGCAGCCAAGGACGACACCGCGGATTCGGGCACGGACGCCGAACAGCAAGCCGCCCTGAACGCCTACGCCATCGACTGCTACCTCTGGGCGTCCGCGCTCGGGGGACTCGCGAATGCCGCCGCCGCGACCGAGTACGCGGCTTACGACGACGCCCTGGCCGCGGTCAACGCTGCGTCCGACGACATGATCGAGGCCGAGCCGCTCATGTTCCCGTCCGCGCTCGCGGGCCTGATCGACGTCCGCGGCTCGCTCGTGCAGTCGGTCCTCGTGGTCGCGCAGACGCTGCCGCGCCTCAAGACGTTCGCGCCGACGACCACGTCCAGCACCGCCGAGATCGCGCAGTTGCTGTACCGCGACGGTCGGCGCGCGGGCGAGATCGAGGACCGCAACCGGATCCAGCACCCCGGCTTCGTGGCCGCGGGCGCGCAACTGCTCGTGCTGACGGAGTAGCCGTGGAGGACGTGACCCTCATCCTGGGCGGCAAGCGGTGGACGGGCTGGACGTCCGTCACCGTCGAGGCGTCGATCACCGCCGCCGCCCGGTCGTGGTCCGTGACCCCGACGACGCTCGCGCCCGACGACGCGGGCACGTTCGCCGCCGCGCCCGGGACCGCCGTGCAACTGCTCGCGGGCGACGACCCGCTCGTGACCGGGTACGTCGAGTCGCACGGCATCGACGAGACCGCGACCTCGCTCGGGCTGTCGCTCGGCGGCCGGTCCAAGACGCTGCGCCTGATCAAGTGCTCGCACCTGCACCCGACATGCGAGGCCCGGCGCATCACGCACTACGACCTCGCGGCCGACCTCGCGCAGCCGTTCGGGGTCGGCGTCGTGTCCCTCGTCGGCGACGGCGAGGTCATCGACCGGATCCGCATCCAGGCAGGCGAGCCGCCGTTCGAGGTCATCGAGCGCCTCGCCCGCGAGTGGGGCGTGCTCGTGTCCGACACCGGGGACGGCGACCTGCTCCTCGTCCGCGCCGGGCAGGGCCGCGGCGACGACCTCGTGTACGGGTCGGCCGCGGTCACGTCCTGGCGGTACGCGGTCAGCAGCGCCGACCGGTACACCGAGTACAAGTGCGTCGGCCAGCGCCGGGGCACGGACGCGCAGTACGCCGCCGCCGTGGCCGCGTGCAAGGCGACCGCCTACGACTACTGGACGACCGACCGCGAACCGCTGCTCGTCCGCGCCGAGGGCGAGGTGGACGACGCTGCCTGCCTGCGCCGCGCCCGGTGGGAGGCGGCATCCCGTGCCGGCCGCGCGACGACCCTGACCGTGACCGAACGCGGCTGGCGGTACGCGGACGGGACGCTCAAGGAGCCGAACGTGCTCCGGCGCGTGAACTGGCCGCGCGCGGGCCTCGACGGCGACCTGCTCGTGGTCTCGACCGCGTTCTCGCTCGACAAGCAGGATGGCGAGCGGGTCGAGCAGGTGCTCGCGCCCGCGTCCGGGTACGACCCGGAGCCGCCGACGAAGCGCGACCGCGAGCAGGCCCGCAACCGCAAGGCGAAGGCGACCAAGTCGAACGGCGCCTCGTGGCTCCCTGACTGGACTCCGGAGGAGGACTGACGTGTCGGGCCCGTCTGCCAGCCTGACCCGCATCGTGCAGGGGCTGATCCTGCGCGGCGAGATCACACTGATCGACGACACGACCGCGCTGCGGAGCGTCCGGGTCGCGACCCTCGACGGCGACCTGACCGAGTGCGAGCACGTCGAGCCGTTCGGGCTGACGGGCAGACCCGCGGTCGGGGGCGAGGCGATCATCGCGCGCGTGGCCGGTACGTCGCACTCGGTCGCGCTCGCGGCATGGGACCGGAGCGAGCGACCGACCGGCCTCGCGGCCGGGGACGTGACGCTGTACGACGGGCACGGGCACCGGATCGACCTGAAAGCCGCGGGCGTGGCGATCAACACCGATACGGCCGTCACCGGCTCGCTGTCCGGCACGACGGTCCACGCGGGCAACGGTGCGACCGGCGCCGGGCAGCCGAGCAACATCACGGTCGTGGACGGGGTTGTGACTTCGCTCGGGACCATCGGGCCGGGCGGTACGGGCCTGACCGGCACGGTGACGTTCCATAACGAGGGCGTGCCCGGGACCGTAATCTCCCTGACGCTCAAGGACGGTATGGTCACGGGAAAGACGCTGGCGCCGTGAGGTAGCGATGGCTGACGTTCTGAACACCACGACCGGCATCCACTACGCGACGATCACGCTCGCGCACGCCGCCGCCGGTACGCTCGCCGGGCACGTCCTCGAGATCCAGGATTCGGACACCTACAACGAGACCCCGACGATCAGCAAGGCGATCACGCTCCGCGCCGCGGCCGGGCAGACGCCGACCGTCAAGGGGGGCGGCTCCGGTCAGGACGTGATCCATGTCAGCGTCGCGGGCGCCACGATCCAGGGCGCCTCCTCGGCATCGCGCCTCACCCTCTGGAACACCTACGCGGGCACGGTCGCGATCCAGCAGGGGTCGTGCGTCCGGCTGACCGCGAACAACATCGGGATCACGCTCCGCAACCTGACGTTCCGCGGGACGCAGTGGCCGGGCGTGTACGCCGGGGTCAACTGGTGGCAGTACCTCGGCGCCGGGCTCAACTGCGCGAGCGGCACGCAGGAAACGAACACGATCACGATCGCGAACTGCGGCAGCTACGACGACAACCTCGGCTACCTGGTGCTGTGCAACGACCTCAAGACGTTCGTCGGCACGGACCTCGACGGCTCCTACCAGGACGCCGCGTTCCGGTGCCTGTACTGGGGCGGCACGCTCGACCGCGCCGAGATGGTCGCGCCCGCGTGGTTCCGGCTGTGGCTCTCGGGCAACAACCCGCTGTTCTGGAACCACATGACGCACCGGCTCGGCCGCGCCGCGCTCGTGTCGCGGTCCCGGCTGGTTGCCGCCGCCGCCCGGCAGCAGGAGGCGCTCTGGCTGCTGTCCTCGGGCGTCGACGGCCTGCGGCGCATCGACCTCCTGAACTGCACCCTCGCCGCCGGCGACGCGGACGCGCGGACGCTCAAGGGACTGTACCTCGGCGCCTACGCCGTCCCCGGCGGCTCGCGGTTCGAGAACCTCGTGATCACCGACTTCGCCACCCGCGTGGAATCGGGCCACGCGACCGGGATCACGCTGGTCGAGTCGGACGTGTTCGGCGCCGCGGGCACCGACTACGCCGGGACCGCCGCCGCGGGCGCGGGCTGCATCGACGCCGACCCGCTGTACACGGACCTGTCCGCGAACAACGTCCGACTCCTGGCCGCGTCGCCGTGCAAGTGGACGGGCATGGACTCGGGGATGACCCCCGACCCCGATGGCACCGTGAGCCCGCAGCCGCTCGGCACATCGATGGGCGCGTTCGAGGTCGCGGACGCGGTCCCGCAGGTGTCGTCGGCCTCGCACTCGGCCGCGTTCACGATCCCGGTCGTGTTCAGCGAGGCGATGAACCCGGCCGCGGGCAGCATCGCGACCGCGTCCGCGTGGACGGTCGTGCCCGGCGGCGGGCTTCCGTCCGCGACCGTGACCGCGGCATCGCCGGTCGGCGCGACCTGCACGCTGACCGTGGCCGGGGCGCTGATCCCGGGCGCGACGTACACCGTGACCGCGCCCGCCGACTGCCAAGACCTCGGCGGGACCGTGATCGACGGCGCGCACCGGACCGCGACCTTCGTCGCGCTCTACTACTCGACGTCGGCCGCGGGTTCGACATCGCCGTCGTCCGTGTACGTCTTCTCGGTCCCGGGCGGCGCCCCGCTCCCGGGCGTGGACCCCTGGGATCCGCTCCCGGCCGACCCGTCCGACCCGCTCGTGACGCTCGCCTGCCTCGCGATCACGTCGCTCGGCACCGACCGCGAGGCGCAGGACTCGGACGTGCTGCCCGCCGGCGGCGACCCGCCCGACCGTCGCGGCTGGTGGGCCGACCGGCAGCCGACCGACGACGGCTCGCGCATCGGTTCGCGGCTCTGGCTGCTCGCGGGCGCCGCGGTCAACGACGACACGGCGGCGCGTGCGCGGGCCTACGCCGAGGAGTCGCTCGCGTGGCTCGTGACGGACGGCCTCGCCGAGTCCGTGACCGCGACCGCCGAGGTGACGGGCAGCGGGCAGGAGCGGCGCCTCGAGGGGCAGATCGTGATCGTGCGCGGCGACGGGACCGGCGTGCGGATCCTGTGGCCGGAGCTGTGGGAGGACTGACCGATGGCGTGGGATACCCCGACCCTGTCCGAACTGATCACCCGCATCGGCGACGACATCGCGACCCGCATGCAGGACACCCTCGTCCGCGTCCGGTACTCGCTGCCCTGGACGCTCGCGCGCACGCTCGCCGGGGCGGTCTCGGACGTCCACGGGTTCCTCGGCTACCTCGCGGGCCAGATCACGCCGAAGACCGCGACGGACGCCTACCTCGACGACCACGGCTCGACCCACGGCATCACCCGGGGCGCCGCGACCCCGGCCGAGGGCTTCGCGCTCGTGACCGGCGTCGCGCTCGACACCCTGCCCGCGGCCTCCGTGATGACGAGCGAGGACGGGCACGCCTACACGACCGACATCGCCGTCCAGATCCCGGCCGCGACGACGGCCGTGTACGTCCCGCTGACGGCCTCGGCGGCGGGCAGCGCGTCGAACGTGGACGGCGGCGCAGAACTGACCCTGGCGTCCCCGCCCGCGGGCTTCTCGGCCACGGCGACGGTCCTGTCTGCGGACGGCTGCACGGGCGGCACCGGGGCGGCCAAAGCGACCGGCATCGCGGTCCTGTACGCGGTCAGCGGCTCGACCCAGCTCGCCGCGTCGCAACTCGTGCGGCACGACGGCCTGATCTACGTCACCGACGCGGCCGTGACATGGCAGGGCACCGGATACCGCGCCGTGGCGATCACCGCGAACGCGGTCGGCTCGACGTACAACTGCGCGGCCGGGACCGCGCTGACCGTGTCGGTCCCGGGCGTCGGCGTGTCCGCGTCCGCGAACGTCGCGCTGCCCGGCCTGACGCTCGGCACTGACCAGCAGACGGACGACGAGTACCGGCAGGAGATCCTCGCGCACCTCCGCAACCCGCCGCAGGGTGGAGCGAAGGCCGATTACGTCGCCTGGGCGAAGGAGACCCCGGGCGTGGACGTGACCGAGGCGTGGGTGTTCGGCCACGGCGACGACCCGACGATCGCGCTGCCCGAGGTCCACGTCCGGTTCGTGGTGGACGACGGCACCGGCACCTCGACTGTCCCGAGCGCGGGGCAGGAGGCCGAGGTGTACGACTACCTGATGACGGTCAAGCCCGTCACCGCACAACTCGACGACGGCGC